TGGGATCTGCCTCCTTTGCGTGAAGTAACGCAGCTTCTTTCCACTTCATGCGAAGAACGTCCCAACCCCAGGAAATTCAGAGCGTAAACATTGTCTCTTCGGGCCACGAACTCCTAGTAAATCTAAAGAAGCACTTAGCTCAAAAGAAACAGACTCTCTTGATTCAACAGCTTTACGGTCAACAATCCAAGTCTCTCTTGGAAATTCAGCATAAGGATCTGGTGTGCCTAAAGGATTACTGCCTCCTGGAAAATTAGCTGCATCTAAATATCGTGCCAATGTCCTTACCCTAATCAATTCTGAACCTGCTAAATCATTTCCAGGTGTTGTAGAATTTGCCGTTTGTAATATTGCTGTAACACCAGATAAAGCATTACTAATTGTTAACCCTGGTCTTGGAACTTGACCTGATTTATATTCAAAACCTGATGCTTCTATAGGTAAACGAGTATAAGAATTACCTTGCCAAACTACATTCCCGTTAGAGTTTAAGTTTGTTCCTGCGTGAAAACGATGATTTGTTGTAACGCTATCAGGATTACCCGTTGGATAATGTACTCCTTCTCTTAATTTCAGTTCAAATAGTTCAATAATTGCTGATGGATTTAGTTTCTGTAATTCTTGATAAACGCTACTGATTGCAGTCCAAGTAACACCACCATCTACAACAGTACTTTCTAATTTACGAGGCCAAACAGGTTCAGACGAACCACTTGTTCCTGCTGTCGTAACTTTAAAAACAAAGCCAGTATCTTGGACAGTGGTGGCTCGTCTTACATCACCAACACTAAAAGATGTACTGGCTGCCCATGCTGCTACTGCTGACATTAGGGTTCAAATACCTCCCTAAATGTTGCACTAATTGTTGCTCTATTTAAGTATGGAATACTTTTATTCCAGCTAGGACAAACATATTTACTTGAAGAACTTTCCCCTGGAGCTGTCCAAGTAAAACTTGCAGAATCGTTTGCTCTCGCTATTAAAAATGCCTCAATTGTATCTGCATCTGCTTCAGATACTTTAAAAGTAACTCTATAAACTCTTGGATCTTGATGCTGTGCTAAACCAAATAAAATTCTTTGCTCGTATCCATCTGCAAATTGAATAGTCCTTGTCTTAGGATTGTGTGTCTTTTGAACTCCGTAAGTTGGAGTGACGTTGGGAAAATTTGCCATTACGCTAATAAGCCTCCAGGTCTTTTCTCTTTAACTAATTCAGCTTGTATTGCTGCTGCCAGCATACTTCCTAATTCTTGAGCTGCACCAGCATCACCCTCAACAGACGAACCAGAAGCATCTACGTTAACTACAATATTTGCTCCTCCCATTGCATGATTTGGAACGATATTACCGCTAGAACCTGGAACAAATAACTCTGGGCCTTTCTCTCCTACGACATAAGGAGATCCTCCTGTTACTGGGCCTCCTGCTGCTCTAAACACATCATTTCCTAGTGAACCTACGTTTGTAGGCAATGTTGAATTAGATAATGCACTTAAAGGATTTGCCCCAAAATTAAACAAACTCAATATTCCTTTCTGTAACTGAGCCGCAGCCATCCTTGCAGCCATGTCTAAGAAATGATCTGCAATCCGACTAAACATGTTTCTAAACGCATCTTGAACAGTCATTGTTCCTTGAATTATTCCTTTAAATGATTCACTAAACGATGAACCAATTGATTTAGATAATTCAACAACTTGATATTGTGTATTGTTTAATTTTCTTAATTCTGTATCTATTCTTTCGACTTCTGTTGCTACTGAATAACCTATCTCTTCTACTTCTAACTTTATCTGTCTAAATTCTTCTCTATAAGCTTTAAGGCTAATAATTGTTTGATCTTGTGAAGCATCAAATTGTACTAAATCTTTAGCTTGTTTCGGCCCTTGGAACATTTGACCAAGGAGAACTCCTGTCGGGCCAAACTTTCCTAAACTAACTCTGTCATTTAATTGCTTTTGATTAAATTCATCTTTAAGATTTTTTGTACGCTCTTTAATAACTTGATTAATAGTTTCTTCTACTCCTGCCGTCTTTAACAGTTGCAAATACCTCAATTCTGTTTCAGGTGCTAAATCTTTATTAAGTTGTTTAATAGCTCCCATTGCACTTGCAAAATCATTTGCCTGTACAACTGCATTAAAACTACCAACGTCTCCTCCAAAAAGAGCAGCAAATCCACCACCATCTTTTCCAAATCGTTTAAATTGTTCTGCAACCTGAACAGCTTCCTGTTTCGTGATATTTAAACTTTTACCTAATTTAACTATTTCGCTTGCACTATATCCAGCATTAAAACCCATACTTTTCATGTCTTTATTTAACTCTGCAATTGATTTTCTAAAATCAATTATTTCTTGAATCTTTTGTGCAGCAGCAGTACCAGCAATAGACAAACCAAAACCAAATCCACCACCTAAAAGACCACCAGCCGCACCACCAACTCCTCCAAGAACAGAGGCAAGACCACTTTGCCCGAAGAGAAGTGGGAAGCCTCCACCAATCAAACCACTGCTTGCTGCACCACCAAGTCTTCCTTGAAGACCTTTACTATTTGCAAAGACACCTTGAGGATTTGCATTTTTACCAAGACCTAAACGATTTCCCAATTGTCCAGCACGTTGACCAAATGTAGCGGGCATTGGGCCAATAGGCGAACCATATTGAGTCCCTATCCCTGGTGGTAAAGCAAGAGAAGCAGCAGCTTGTTTTCCAAGTATTGACGCAGTTTTATTTGTAGCTTTATTAATCTTCGCTAAATGTTTTTCATGACGTTTAATTGATTTATCTACTGCTGTCTGACCAGATGTCATCCCTCCATAATTCATGCCTCTAGAAGCTCTAAAAGCTTGATGGAAAGAAACATCTTTACTAAACGAACCAAATCCTGTCCCACTTCTTTCTAAAGCTTGTCGCCTTATACCCATTCTATTTCTTAAATCTTCTTGCCAAGCACCTCTTTTTCTTCCTGCAAAATAATGAAGTCCTCCTAATGTCCCTTGCTCATTAAAATATCTATAAGGATGAGTACCTCCTCTTGGGTTTAAAGGATCTCCTCCTGCCATTGCATTACGCATATAAGGACTACCTGGAGCAGCCCTTCCCATTTTGTTTAATAAAACAGCTTGATCTCTCAATAAATTATTGAAAGTTAAAGCCTCAACAATTGCCCCTTTAAAACCTAAACGAACATTATTTAAAACATTAACGGTTCCAGCAAATGTCCTTAAAGTAGTTTCAAGCGTTGAAAAAGTTTGTTTAGTTTTATTGACTGCCGCAGATAATAAATTTACTTTTTTTGTAGATTTATCTGCTCCTAATTCAAGTCTTTTAAAACCACTTTTATTTCCTCTTCCTGCAATAAGATCTAATTTTTTTTCAATACGATCTAAACTTTGAAACAACCTATCAGTTGCTCTTTTTATCTGTTTATCATTAACCGTAAACGTAAGATTTCTCGTGTAACCAGTATTTGCCACTTATTTTTCCTCCAGCCCAAACTATCTTTCTAGTTTACCTGCTTTGAGTCCGACTAGCAGAACCTCTTTGAACTTTATCTTTTTCTCGTTCATCTTCTTCATTCTTTAAAGCAAAATAAGCTGACCAACCCATTAACTCTTCCATTGTCAACTCCTTTGCTAAATGGGCGACAGTCATGCCTAATTCTTTCGCCAAAGAAAACATAAAATAAGATAATTTATCAGCTTTTCAAATCAGCCTGAACTTTTTCCACCTCCTTTTCAGTACCCGATTCAAGCATCGCTAATTGTATGTCCTGCAAAATAGCAGCTTCAACTTCTCGTCTTAAAGCAGCTTTATCCCCATCTTGAAATAATTTTTTACCGTCCTTATCTAAAGCTTTTTCTATCATTAAAGCCAAAGCAAAATCATTAGAATCATTAATATTTGTCTTTTTTTGAATTGATTCTCTTTCTGCAATTGTCAAAGGATGCCAATACACAGTTAAAACAACTTCGTCATTTTTTACAACATCATGTTGATATAACTGACTGATACCAAATTTGCTGCGAAGGAGTTCAATGGCTTTAGCCATAAATAAATCTTTAAATTAATAACAATACTATACTAAGCGTTTGCAGAAAATTCACAAAATATTACTCCAGCAAAATGAGATTCATCTTCTGATTCAAATGCTCCAGGGCCACTCAAATCTCTAGTTCTAGGTTTGCAACTATAAGTATCTGCATAATCAGAAGCATTAACAGACGTAATTCCATCAATTACAGACTCACTAATGGCAGCCAAAACTGATGTTCCCTTTGACTTCGGAACATAAACATTACAAACGATAGACCCAGAATAAAAATCACTAGAAGCACCTTGATTCTGTAAAGCAGATTGCCCGAAATTAATTGACATCGTTATGTATTTAACATTTTTCCCAGGAGTTGTATAAGCAATATTGTCATAAACCATCTTTACAGATGGATCAGCATCCTTAACTGCATCAGTAATTGCTTTCTCAAAAGCAGCTCGAACTTTTACAAGTGTCATGATTTTTTGTAACTAGTTTGAGGAGAATACCCTGGTTCTTTTTCTAATCTTTTTTCATGAAAGGCTCTAAAACGAATATCACTTCCCACTCTAATGTCAGGACGTTTATCTGAGAAAAATCTATCTATTTTTGCTTTCATACTTTTATTAGCAGATGTCCCTACTAAATAGTCAGGAACCTTTGATTTAAGTGAAAGTAAAGCCCAAGAAGAATACTTAACAGCATTACCAATAAAAACAGCTTTATTTCTTTTGAATTTAGCTTCAACGGGATACCTTTGTTCAATCAAAGGTTTTTGACCAGGAGCTAATACAGTTCGACTGTTACCTTTTGGCCCTCTCGTTACTGTTTTTATCTTTGCCCATCGAGGAAAATTCTTTCGTTCATCTGTTTTTTTAATAATATTATGATCAGCCTTCCAACTAGAAGCAAAAAAACCAGTCAAAACAGGACTAACACCATTTTTCTTGCTATCTGACGTTAAATCATTAACAACAGCACGAACAAATCCATTCAAGTCTGCATCTATTGTGTCTTCCATATCTTTTCTAATCATGTCGGCAAAATCCTTCGCCTTCATCTCTGTATAAGATGTTCGTCCTCTTCCTTTGCGAGCAGCTCTTCTAGCCATTAGAATCTCACCTCAATCGTATGTATATAAACTTGATCGCCACCTTTCGTAGACACATCAATAATCTGAGCAACTTTACTTTGACCTCCATAACTTAACGTAATCTCATCGTCAAAAGTAGGTTGATGATTTCCTATTAAATCAGGCGTTACATGTATTCTTGCCCGTCTTATTTCTCTGCCTTTATCCTCTTCTGCCTGTATAAACTCAATTGCAACTTTAATGTCCGTATAACTTGTAGTCGAAATCATTTGCTTACCAGCAGTTACATTGTAACTACCTTTTGAATTAACAGAATAAGTAATTGTGGTGTTTAGTTCTGACCCAAAATCAGATACAACCTGCTTAGCAATTGCTTTTAATGCTGTGTCTAATGCTCCTGACATGATTAACCTCTAACAACTCGGACTTGGTAACTACCAGAACCACCAAGGCAATAAGCACCTAGATAACTCTGTAACCAAGGATAAACATCGAATACATTATTAATTGTTCCAGTACCCTGACTACTGGTGTTGTATTTAACTTCCATATCTCCTATTTTTACTTGCTCATAATTACCATCAGTTCCCTTATTGCCAGTCATCGCATCAGTTTCATTTGCTAATGCCTTTGCTAATTCATATTGTGCATATTTAATACTTTCAGGAATCGCAGTACACGCAAGTTCAACATTATCTACTTCATAGTTATTTCTAGGCCATCTTAATGCTTGCCCGTCATCACAACGATCACCATAAAAATTAAGACTATCAATCCATCTCGTAGCAGATATTAATGCTCGATTCTTTTGATCATCAGTCTTATTATCCCAAGTTGTTGAATCTGGGACGGTTTCAAAGTAAGTGTTTGCTTCAGCTAAAGTCACATAGCTATTAGCTGTTGCAGACTTCAACGTGGCAACGATAGTTGCAGCCACAATCCTTAAAATACATTTCCTCTATATTGTAGCGTCATAAAAAACCCCCACCAAATAAATGATGAGGGTTTCTTTGACTTCCGACTCAATACTAAATCAAATAGTAGTTGTGTCTAGAGGTGTGTTAACTGTGATCTGAACAGCAGGGATCAAATCAACGTCGTA